GATGAATCCGTAGCCTTTCGTCGGGTTGAACCATTTCACAGTTCCTCTAGCCATATGAGGTCTCCGGAAAAGGACCAGATCGGGCGACTCGGCGATGTGATGGGGTCATCCACCGGCCGAACGACGGCGCTATATAACGGCAGGGTCCTTGAATGGGTAGGCCCAAGGGCGGGTTCGAAGGAAACTTGAGTGTCAGGCGTATCGCACAGAACCAAGTCTCTGGTCCACAACACGGAGATTCCAAAAGTGTGACCAGAGACTGGGGCCTAAACATTCACCGGATACAGAACGAAATCCGAAAAATCGTGCCTCAGAGACTCGGCTGGTCGCGCTAAACCGCGGAAATGTGGCCATTATTAATAAAGACCCCTTGTGCCCCGGAGAGACGGGACTGATTGGCTGGGCTGGGAGGACTCGAACTCGCGAATGTCGTTTTTGAAAAAGGCCCTTTGAAACGTCGCAGGAATTGGCGCGTCATTCTGGAACGATTGGCGACCAGAGATTTATCGCGCGCGAGCTGCTGAACTGGCCCGGACGCCTTGTAGCTGCAGCGGCTCGGCAGGTAGTACTTTCGCCCCTGGACTGCGCCTGAGAATGACTTCGCCATTGTTCTTTTCGCTGGACTTGTCCTGCAAACAGAGCGTGTGTGTCGGCACAGACCTGAGCCTATTGCCGGTTCGGACGCCTACCCCGCCAGCGCCGTTTGGCCTCCGCGGGGCTGTGGTGGTGGCAGCGCGAGCTGTCGTCATTTGTCACAGAAGGAGTCCCGAAATGGCCAAGAGTACCCGTATTGCTAACGTCAAGCGCTCCTCCGACAGCAAGGCCCGGAAGAAAATCGCCTCCTCTAACAAATCAGGCCACGCCAAGCCGAGAGCTAATTCCAAGCAGGACGCGGTGATTGGGCTACTCAGCCGGCCCGACGGCGCGACCATTGCCAGCATTATGAGGGCAACCGGATGGCAGCAGCATTCAGTGCGCGGGTTTTTTGCTGGAGTCGTTCGCAGAAAACTGGGCCTGACGCTTCAGTCCGAGAAGTCAAATGGGGACCGAGTCTATCGGATCGTCAGCCGCAAGCGCTCCAAATCCGAGACCGAAGCTCCGGAAGCTCCGGCTGCTTAGCCCATGAACCGGCAGCTTACCGATCCTGCCGCAGTCGATGCCGAGGTGGACCGTATTCGGTCCCTCGGCATTGATGCGCTACGCGCGCGGTGGCGGCTGATGTTCGGCGGCCCGGCGCCCAAAGGGCTGACCAAGGACATTATCAGGCGCATGATCACGAACCGGATCCAGGAAGACGCTATCGGGGGGCTTGATCGGGAAACAACCAAGCTGCTCGATCGCTTGGCCCGGGGGGAGAAAACCGGGGCCGAGCTGAACCGCCGGGTCAAGGCGGGAACGGTACTGATCCGAGAATATCGCGGCAAGCAGCATACAGTGACCGTCGTGCCCGAGGGGTTCCTATGGGAGGGAGCGACGTACAGCAGCTTATCCACTATCGCCCGGGCAATCACTGGGACGGCATGGAATGGACCCCGCTTCTTTGGCTTGCGCCCTGTCGTGGCCAAGCAAATTGATGAGAGCAGTGCCGCATCCGCCGGGGCGCGAAAGCCGCGTCGGCGCGGCCACCCTTGGAATCCGCTCCAAAGAAGCTCAGCAGGACGGAGCTAAGGCCCATGGAGAAGGCTTCCAAGAAGCTGTTCCGCTGCGCCATCTACACGCGCAAATCGACCGAACATAACCTCGATCTCGAGTTCAACTCGCTCGACGCGCAGCGCGAGGCGTGTGAAGCCTACATCAAAAGCCAGGCTCACGAGGGCTGGCGGCTCATTCCCGCGCGCTATGATGATGGGGCCTTCTCGGGGGCCTCCCTCGACCGACCGGCCCTGCAGGATCTGCTCGCCGAAGTCCGATCCGGCAAGATCGACGTGATCGTCGTCTACAAGGTGGACCGGCTCACCCGCTCATTGGCCGACTTTGCCAAACTGGTCGAGTTGTTCGACCAGCACGCCGTCTCCTTCGTATCGATCACTCAATCGTTCAACACAACCAGCAGCATGGGGCGGCTGACCCTCAATGTGCTCCTGTCCTTCGCCCAATTCGAGCGGGAGGTGATCGGCGAGCGCGTCCGCGACAAAATTGCGGCTTCAAAGCGCAAGGGGATCTGGGTCGGCGGCTCCGTTCCTATGGGCTATGCCAGCATCAACAAGAAGCTCGTCGTCATTCCCGAGGAGGCCGAAACCGTGCGGCTGATTTTCCGGCGGTATTTGGAGCTAGGGTCTATCCGAGACGTGGTTCAAGATCTCGATCGCAAAGGCATTCGGACGCGGCGACAAGCCTTAAGCGATGGCCGCAGCCGGGGCGGCATTCGGTTCGGTGTCGGGCCGCTTGCGCACCTTCTCCGAAACCGCTTCTACATCGGTGAGGTAGTCTATCGTGGCAGCGTTCACGCTGGTGAGCAGGAACCAATTTTGGACCGCGCGTTGTTCGAAGCCGTGCAGGCAAAGCTCGCCGCGAGCGCCGCCAACCGGCAGCTCCGGATCAGAACGTCTCCAGCAATCCTTGCCGGCCACATCTTCGACGATCGCGGCAACCGCATGACTCCCACGCATGCGAACAAGCGAGGGTTGCGCTACCGGTACTATGTCTCGCACGCGCTAATGCAGAGCCGTGGCGGGGAAGCCGGCAGCGTGCCGCGCCTGCCGGCAGCCGAAATTGAACGGATGGTGGTCGACGCAGTACGAGCCAAGTTGTCCATCGAGGATGACGCGGAAGCTCCAAAGACGGATCGTGACCTTATCGAGCGGCGGGTCGAGCGAGTCGTTATCAAGGCGCAGCAGATCGAGATCCACCTCGCCGCCGAAGAAAACGACGAGGTGTCCGGCAATGGAGGCGACCCCCGGCAGGCCCCGGACGGACACGACGGGTCTCCGGTACTACGCTTGGCCTGGACCGGGATCAACGGAGCGGCCGTCAAAGGAATTGTCCACTCACCTTCCGCGAGAGTAACCCTGGATCCGGCAGTGCGCGAACAGTTGCTCTCGGCGATCGCGAAGGCCCGGGCGTGGATCGCCGACCTTGCGGATGGCCGCGCAGCATCTTTTGCCGAAATTGCCGAGCGCGAAGGCAAGGCCGAGCGCCACATCCGATTTTTGGCCCCCCTTGCATTTGTATCCCCGCGGATCGTAGCCTCGATTGCCGACGGGTCTCTGAGTCCGGATCTCAATGTGACCAAGATGGTCAAAATGGTCGATTGCTCCTGGACAGAACAGGAGCGCCGCCTTTGCGGCGGCGAATAAGCAGTGACGAGCTAACCAGTAGCCGTCTGACCAGACACGGTCGCCGACAACTCGGGTTTTTTATATCTGCCTGCCAGCTTGCGTGGCTGGGGTACAGGACTCGAACTTGCAAATGTTCGGGGCACCCTTTTACAAATCCCCGTGGACGGCCGCTGGCGCCAACAAAGGCCGTTCGGGAACCTGGTTCGCAGTTAGTGCGCTCAACGTGAGCGGGAGTTGGCCCTTTGGATGCCAACTCCGGCCCCGCATTGCTAGTTGCCTATGGCAACAACGGCTCAGAAGACGCGCCTGCTTGGCCTGGGCAAGCTGTCCCTTGTGCCGAAACAGGCTTTGAGAACGCCGCGTTGGTAGACTCTGCGTATTGCCGACCTTGAGCGTCGATTATCTTGAGCACCTCAGCAGTAGTCAGGGGCTTGACAGACCCCTTCCGTAGTAGAATGGGCATTGTGCCCCCCTTTCCCGGCCAAAGGCCGCTATGTTGAACCAAGTGAGACGCACGTCTGGTGTGCCCCACCCGACAGTGTTTGCTGTGATTCTGGCGCCGTCGAAGACGGCTTGACCACAGCAACTCGCTACAGTGTGGTAGCGGCTTCTCGCCTCTCACGGCGCGATGCGTCAGCTTGTTAGCCCATCGCAGCAACCCTGTTGGGTGTCGCCGTTCGTAGCGTAAGCTCATTATGGAATCAAAAGTGATTCGCTTCAAGTAATCGAAATTAAAAAATAATCAGATTGATTTTGCGCAAGCTTCCGGATGTGGATTGCTAATTTAGTTCTTCCAATTATTGCAGAGACTGCGCGCAGGAGGAATCGTCACTGCGATGAGTGGCGCAAACCAGTTCTTGGCCATCAGCCCTCGCATGCGGCCTGAGGACGGATCAAAGTTGCGACATCCCAAGATGAGCATAAGTGCTACTTAACTTGGCGCTGCCTCATGCTCTCTGCGAGCCGCCAGCGTCACGAACGTCTCGCCGGTCTCGATGAGGACGGCCTGATTACCCGTGGCGGCCTCGTAGCGCCGGACGATCACGTCGACATAGAGCGGATCGAGTTCGACGCCGCGACAGATGCGGCCGGTCTTGTGGGCGGCAATGAGGCACGAGCCGGAGCCGAGAAACGGGTCGATGACGATTTCGCCTCGGTTGGTAAGGTCAAGGATGGCGTCCTCGAGCATCGCAGTCGGCTTGACCGTCGGGTGATCCTGCAGGCCCCGGCGAGCATCGGAGCCGAGCGAGGACGCGCCGGGATAGGTCCACACGTTTGAGCGCCAGCGCCCACGCGTGCCCAATTCCACATTGTTGACATGCGGCGCGTTGCCTCTCTTGAAGAGGGGCAGCAGTTCGTGCCGGGATCGGTAAAGGCTACCCATGCCCGCATTCGTCTTGGCCCAGACGATAAGATTAAGCGGCGCGAGGCCGAGCTTGGTCGCCGCGGCGTGCACCGTCGGTTGACCCCGCCAATCGATGAAAGTGCCAAAGACGCCGCCATCGCAGAGATAGCCTGCCGCCGCCTCAATCCAGGTGAGATTGAAAGCCAGGTACTGCTCGACGGTCATCTCCCCGGACGCCATGGCGAATTCCCGATGAGGGCCGCCCGTGACATGGCCAACTACCGGCACATTGTAAGGCTCGTCCGTCAGAATGAGCCGGGCCGCGCAATCGCCGCCCATGAGAAGCCGCAGCACGGCTGGATCCGTCGCGTCGCCACAAGCCACCCTGTGCGGACCGAGCTCGAACGTGTCGCCGGCGCGGGCGATGGCGACCGCGTTTTCATGCGGCTCGAGCGGCCCTTGCTCGACCGCCTCGGCCTCACTGTTGATTATGATCTGGTCGATCTCATCCAGAGTGAAGCCCGAGACCTCGATCGGCGCGTCTTCAATGATCAGCTCCTCGAATTCGATCTTCAATTGGTCGAGATCCCAATCGCCTTTTTCCGCCAGCCGGTTGACGGCGAGCCGCAGCACGCGCTGCTCCTTCTCGTTCAAATGGGCCACTTGAATGCAGGGGACGCGGTCGATCCCGTGAAGCCTGGCCGCTTCGAGGCGCGCCTCGCCGTCGAGGACGACGTTATCCTTGCCGATGAGGATAGGATCGCAGAAGCCAAGCTCGGCGATTGCGGCTGCGATCTCTCGAACATGCGCCGGGTCGAGCTTGCGGGTCTTCTTAGCCGCATGCTGAAGCCGGTCAAGCGGCAAATAAGTCAACTCAAGATGCGCAAGGAGGTCATTGCGCCTGGCGCGCGGCGTGGATGCCGTGGCAGTCATCCGGCGCAGCGATTCGCGCCGCACTCGGCCCTTGGCCTTGAGCTTCTCGGAAAGAGACCGAGAGGCTTGGACCTTATCGTAACGACGAGCAGACATATCACTCCCCCCTGCAAGGCTAAGTAAGTGGTAAACCAAGCTTGAGCCGACGCCGCTGTTCGTGCGGCTTCCATCGCACAGGCGCGGGCTCATCATCCGCCGCCCTTAAGCGTCGCGCGCGCTCCTCCGGCGCCCAGCGTCCACGGCGCTCGGCAGATTGGCGAGCTAGCTGAAGGATGCGTTTCCGTTTGGCCCCGATAATGCTCAGCGCATCGACCTGGTCATCAAATTTGCCGTCCGGGAAAGTGGCAAGCTCTTGAAGAAACGTCTCCAGGCCCGCCATGTGCTCGGGAATTCGGATCAGGCCGTCGTAAAGGAGAGGCAGCGCATCATTGAATTTCTGCTGCTTGCTTGCTGAGCTCGCCGACCCTGTCATCGACTTGATGCTCCCTACGAGGTGATCCATCGTCTTGTGCAGATCCTGGTAAATTCCGAGGCCCACTCCGTTGCCATCCATCACGATCAAAGCCGGTTTGTCTAAGCGATCCTGCTCAGCGATCGCAGTGCGAACGTCGGGAAGTTCGACCCGAATGCGCAAGACCTGGATCAGATAGAGGATCTCCGTCCCATCGGGATCACTCGCCATGCCGAATTTCAGGCAGACCGTCCAGTTGCCGTTCTTCGTAGCGGCAACGTCCCACGAATGTATCGTGTACGAGAATGGGGGACGCTTCGAATATCGGGCTAAGCGGTCGACAGAGCACATCCCGGAGCCGCCGTAGAGCGGATTCTGTTGATACTGCGCTTCGAGGACATGCGGCGGAAGGGTCTTCCGAAGATGTTCGACCGCGTTGGCGGGCTGCCAGCGCGGGCTCAGCAGTTCGCCCACCGCACGAGTATGGAGCATGATGTCCTTGGGAATGGAGTGATAGTTCTCAGCTTGGGTCGCGATCAGGGGCAGGGGGATGTGCAACCAGCCTCCTTCCTCTATAAATGTTTGCGTAAGATCGTCGGGCGTCAAGCGATGCATGACGAGCACGATTACCCCGGTGGCTTGATCTCGCAGCCGCTGCGCGACCACGCCATAGTACCAGTCCCGAAGCTTCTGCTTGTGAAGCTCACTATGCGCGGTGTCCGGCTGGATCAGATCGTCCATGATGATCAAATCGGCGCGGAAACCAGCGATGTCGGACTCGACTGCTGTGGCGTAGCGCTTTCCGCCCTTTGTGGTCGTGATCATGTCCTCGGCTTTTTTGTCGAGCACCGTGCCCGGGAAAATCTTGCGATAAATCGGGGACTGCATGACTTGACGCGTTTTGCGCGAAAGCTCGTGGCTAAGGTCGTCACCATAGCTGATGCACATGATCAGCTCCGACGGATTCACGCCGAGACGCCAGGCCGTATAGAGAACCGTGATCAGCGTCGACTTCATGAAGCCTGGCGGCAGATTGAATATGAGGCGCCTTTTGCCTCCCGCCGTGCTGCGCATCAGCACTTCCACGATCAGGTTAACGTAGGAGGCGGGGACCATATGCTTTCCACCGTGCAGGACCGGAAAAACCAGGGTGACGAATACCCCGAAGTCAACCCTGGCGAGCGGGATCAAGTCGTTGGCGGCGAACGCTTTGACCTGATCATTCGTTGGACGGGTCACCTGAACCTCCTTTAATCAGGCCTTTAAGACGTTCGTAGATGAATTCGAGATTGGCCTCGTCCGGCATAACGAAACTGTCCGGGGTCTCCTGGCCGGGTTTAGGCGTATCATTTCTCTTGCCGAGACCGATGATTATCGCGGTTGATTTGAGATCGCCGGCCATGAAGCGATCGACGAGCCGTCTAACGCCGACGTCCAGCTTGCTCATCTTCCGGGACTTGCCGTTCTGGTTGACCGTAACCAGCTTCGACAGTTCGTTACGGACTTTGTCCTCCAAGCTGGTGCTTCCCTTGGGCCTCCCCTTCGGGTTGCCCGACTGACCTGGTTTGAACTGAAATTCCTTTGGCGGCTTCTTATTGCCGACTTCGTAAGCTGGCTCGCCTGATTCGCTCGGATCCTGGCCGCCCTTGCTGGGTTTGTTGGATTCTCCCTGGTAAGTCATCGCACCACCTCTTTGATCATGCTCGAGGGGGTGGTCGATTAAGGGAGGCAGCCCCAAGCAGCGTCACGCGCGATCCCGAAAGATCGCACGAGCCCCGACCCATTCTATCTTCTAAGTAATTGCCCCAGCATCCCATTTTACCACCCCCGCATTTAACTCATCACTGGGGCGCCGCAACGAGTTGCTCAACCGAGAGAGCACACGCGCGACGACGCCCCGTAGGCACCGCCGCCTCGTGACCCTCCTGGTCTTGCGAGGCAGATATGATTCGGAGAGGTCCAACCTCTCAAAGGCCGAGCACCGCTACGCGAGCCAACCTCGGCCAAAAACTGCGATCGAAGGGTCCGTAGACGCAGTCGACCAGCGCCTCGTGAAATAGGACGAGTCGAATCGTGCCGTCAAGCATTAATTCGGAGCTGGGTGCGAAACGAACCACGCCGCGCTCTCACCGGGGCACGTCGGGCCTCCGCGGCGACAATAGCCGCCATAACTTCGGCCCCTTTGCGGACGCTCGGGAGGTTGCTGCTCAGCACCGAAAACGGTCCGAATCGACTCCGGCGCCAATTTCATGCGCGAAGTGAAATCCGGCCCCAAGGGCTTCAGCCTTTCACGCGCTGCTACACAGCTCCGTGATTTCGCCAAGCGATCTCCCTCTTCCGTGGCTTTAGCTCCCTGTTCCGATGAGTAGGGAGCGGTGCTCGTAAGCTGTTGTAATCACGCCGCATTGTCATCATCACAAGCGCACGAGAACCTCGAAATTGGCGATTCTCCCTGTTAATTTCCCTGTTAGAGGGAGGAGACGGGTTCGACACAGACTGCGTCCTCAGCCAATCAGTCCCGTCTCTCCGGGGCACAAGGGGTCTTTATTAATAATGGCCACATTTCCGCGGTTTAGCGCGACCAGCCGAGTC